GGCGGGTTGAGGTGCCGTGGGCACTTGGTACTGTTGATTTTGTTGTACACCTGTGTCCTCTTCTTGTAAAGAGGGACGAAAGTTTTCGTACTGCTTAATTTTAAGCTTAGCTTCCGTCAGGACTTCTTGGGCATCGGTTATCTTTTCAGCATCTCCTAACTCATAAGCCTGCTTAAGGCGCTCTTTAGCAACCGCTAAGTCATTAGTAGCCGACTTGGTGACTTCTTGGAAATAGGCCTTCTCGCCATTGCCAAGTCGTTGTTTTAATTGACGAATCTCTTGTTCCCGCAACTGGGCAAACCGGAACGCTTCCTCGCGCTCACGCAGCGCACGTTCTTTCTCACGGCGCTCGTCGTGCCACACCTTTTTCATCTGGGAAAGGCGCTTCTTGACCTTATCGGAATACTCCTCAAGGTCATCCTTCTCCAGTTCGTCTACCACCTCTTTGGGCAGCGGAACACGACCACGGTCTTGTGGCGGGGTATCGTCTTCGACCTGAACCTCAAATTCAGGTTCTGCTTCGGCTTTCTGAGCCGAGGCTTCCTGCTCTACTTCGTCAGGAAACTTATATTCTTCGTTAGCCATTGATTACTCCTTATGCGCGACGGATGCCACGGGGGTCATCGACCACCGCTTCTACCGTGTCGTCGTTGATGATGCGGAACTCTCGACCGTGGATAACCACGCGGGTGCCCGAGTAGGGACGGGTAAGGACAAAATCGCCTTCCTTACACCACGGACCAGTGGGGAACCGGTCCTTATCTGCATAGCAGAGGTCGCCCATCTTGATAACGAACAAGACCACAGTGGTCTGCTCTTCAACTTTGCGGGTGTCTTCTGCTTTGATGATGCCCCCGTCAAACTCTTCTTCTACGTGCGGAACCGCACACAGAATTCGATAGCCTCGGGGTTCTGGCAGGAGTTTGGCCTTGGCGGCTTCTTCCTGTGTCTTCTCTACGTCAATACTGCTCATTCTTCGTCCATCCTTTTTGCAAGGTCTTTGATATAGCTAACAGTGAGGTCGAGACCCTGTAACGCCCCACATAGCCTTTTGTATTCACCCTCACTCAGACTTCCTGTAGTGATGGTTGCAACTATTGTCATGCGCTCTTCTTGGATTTTTGATTCCAAGTATTCCAGAGCGTTTGAATAAGACATTTATTCCTCCTGCGGTTTCTCCGTTTTTTGCTGTACAGCTTCACGCTGTATGTCTGCGGCGTCCCGAGCCTTGCCGATTTCAAGTCCTAGGCGCACTCCTTCCATCTGCTGTTTGGCAGACAGAGCGGCCTTGTCCTTCTGGATATCCACGCCAAGCCGTGCGGCTTCAAGCTGCTGACGGCCAGAGATTTCGGCTTTGCGAAGCTCCAACTCGTCTGCCTTGGCAGCGGCATCCATAAGGTCTTTCTGCTGCTTGCGCTGAATCTCAGCCTGCTGCGTCTGAGCGTCCATCTGCATCTGCTGCGCTTTCGTTTGCGCCTGAAGTTGCTTGATCTGCAAATCCATCATCTGCATCTGAACCAGCGGGTCTTGTTGCTGCTGAGCAGCCTGTTGCATCTGCGCTTCGGCCTTGTCCTTCTGAAGAACTCGTGCGGCAGCGGCGGCTGACAACTGCGACAACTGTGCCTCGAATTCAGGCGGCAGGTCGTACTCTTCTCGGTCGTCTTGCGGAAGCGGGGGCAAGGCTGCGCCAAGCTGCTTCTCGATTTCGCGGCGGTATTGGAAGGCTACGTGCTCCATAATGTGAGCTTGCAGCGCCGCCGTAATCTGCTGAGCCATCGGGTTTTGTCCAATCTGCTGAGCAATCTTTGGGTCTTGTCCAAGCGCCATGTGCACAGCGATGTGTGCCTCGTGGTCTTGGTACATGAACGCTTTGACTGGTTTGCCCGTCATCACATCCATGTTCTCGGTAATGGGATCGCGAGGCTTCGCATCTGCGGCCAACGGCACGATGCGATCCGCATTCTTCACGCCCAACGTCTCAATCATCTGACGATGGAGATAGGGCAGATCGTAGAGTTGCGGCGCAGTTTGAGATAACTGGAGAACTGCTTGGTACTGCACCACCTTCTGCGACATGGTGGATGCGTTGGGGTCTGATACCGGGATGACATCTACGTCATCGTAGTCTTCTTTCTTCGCCTTGCGATCACCAACCTCTGGTTCGTAATCGTACTCAGCCGGTGTGTTGTCTCGAATGATCCCCGCAAGAAGTTTGAACTCTTGCTTCATCGCGTAGTACACACGCGCTTGCACGGCGGTCATCACCTTCAGCACGCGCTCAAGCACGGCCAACGTCGTGCCCACCGGAGCTTGCGACGACATATCCGAAATCTTGAGGTCCGACACCGCAGCAAAGCGGCGACCTTCTTCAACGATTCGGTCCATCAACATGGACAGCGTCTGCGATGGTTCTTTGTACGGCAGCGGCAGGATGTTGTCGCGGATCGCGCCTGACGGAATATCTACGTCTCGGAACTCACCCGGAGCGATTGGAGTATCGTCTCCCTTAATTCTAAGTCCTCTAGACTTGAGTCCTCCGGGGAGATTACTAAGGGTTCCTGCGTCAACAAGTTGGCGAAGCAACGAGGTTGCAGCCTTACTATGTCCCCCGATAAGGTGAATAAGGCCGAAGTAGTAAAATCCAAATCCGGGGATGTATCCGTAGTGGACAAAGTGCTGTCGTCGCGCTTTGAGCTTGTCATCTTCTCTCCAATTACGTCGGATAGCGAGAACGGTCCCCGTGCCCTTCTCAATAGTTACCACGTAAGGCAGTGCAATCCCCGTCTCGTTGTTGTCCTTATCGACATCCGGATATCCCGGCAGGTCGAGGTTGACGTGCATCTCCAGCAACTGGAACCGGTCGTCCATGCTGGCCGAGAACCCTTGGTCCTCTGCCTTCTGCTTCTCGACCTCGTCCATGACGCGCATCGGCTCACCGAGGTCAACGTCACGATAGAACCCAGCGTACTGAAGCTTCTTCAGTTCATTCTTCGTCTTACGCATCCGGTGCGTAACACGATCCGAAGTCTCCAAGTTAGCCGCGCCATACGGCACGATGATGTCTTCGGCTGGAATATAAATGGCGGTTTGACGGTCGAGGCTTGGATCAAAATAAACTTTTTTGAACGCATTACCAGCCAGAGCCAAACTCAATAATAATCTTTCATGCTCAGGCCGATACTCCTTCATCACTTCCGTGAGTTGGTAGTTCATGTCATCCGCGACACGAATGGCAGAGTCACGCTTCTCCGGTGTCTCCTTGCCAATGATCTTGGCCTTGACCGGACCCATCGCCGGGAAGGTCTCCATGATCGTCTCGGACTGGAACTTGACCGCGCTCTCCATAAGCAGTGGGTGGAACACGCCACACGCACCCGGCCACGGCTCAGTACGCTCTTCGTACCGGATGCCGAGAATCTTCAAACCTTTGACGTAGGTATCTAGCCAATCTTTGCGGCTGGAAAGGTCTTGCTCGTAGTTGCCGATGAGTTCGGACGCGAGGGACTGAAGCTCACCCTCATTCATGAAGTCCGCGAGGTTGGCGTCGAAGTCCTCTGCACGAGGCTCGGCCTTTGCCATCTCAATGACCATGCCATCCATACCGATGGACACGCTCTCCGGGTCTTCGATCATAATCTCAATCGCGGGTTCTTCTGCCGCGATAGCCTCAAGACCCAACGGAGCCTGCATCAAACTTTTATCGACGGCCATTTAAAATCTCCTAGTAGTATCCTTCGCGCCTGTGGCTCTTGAACCATTTCGTCGGTTCTGGCTCATCATTCGGCAAGCGAATAAACCCTCCCTGTCGGAACCGCAGGAGAGCGAGTGTCGTGGAGTCCACCAAGTCATCGTGTGTGCCTGATGGAAAATCGTTACATTCTTCGACCACTTCCCATGCCCAGCGCCGGTCAGGTACCCAGACTATACCTGAAGAAAACAAGTCAGATACGGCGTTAACACGGCTGATCTTGTCTTGACCCTTGCTCGGTGTGAACTCTGACAGTGGCACACCCATACGACGCATCTCTTGATACAGGGCCGCGCCGTTGGATTTCTTTTCAACGATAAAGGTGTCCGGGTTCCACTCCTTGTACTGCTCAAGCACCATCGCTTTTAACTCGGGGAACTCCAGTCGCTCCTTTATAGAGTTGAGTAGGATGATGTTGTAGTTCTGAGTGGACTCATTCTTGAACACGCCCCACGTGGTGAGGGCATTGAAGTCCGACCGGTTGGATTTTTCCTGCGCGGCGTCGAGACTCATGATGACATGTTCACAAGGTGGCGGATTTTCTGGCTCCCAGACCTGCCACCACTCTCTCTTTATAAGAGCGCCTTCCTCCGAAGTCGGCTCCTGCATGTACTGGGCTTGCCAGTACCGCACGTCCATACTGGCCTTTTTGGCCAGCAATTCTTCAATCGTCCAGAACTCAGGCCAGAGAGGCTTTTCGTTCAAAATCGCAGGAAATTCCACGACTTCCCACTGATCTGCCTCCTCCTCGCGGGTCATGTGGTCTGTAATTTTCCCAGTCAGATCCTGCTTACTCCAACGCGTCATCACGACGATGATCGCGCCGCCCGGCATCAGTCGCTGGACCGGTCCTGATTGGAACCATTCCCACGCAGGATCAAATACGTCGGGGCGTCCTTGCTTGGCGTCCTGTTCGGAGTGAGGGTCATCAATAATAAATAGATCGGCACCGCGACCAGCAAGAGCACCGCCCACACCAATAGCAAAATACTCACCGTTAAAGTTAGTACCCCAACGGCTAGCACTTTTAGAGTCGGCTTGAAGCTCGACATTAGGGAAAATGTCACGATAACTCTCCGATCCCACAAGGTTTCTGACGCGCCGACCGAAGTTCACCGCCAAATCGGCAGTGTGGGAGGCCATAATCACCTTTTTGTGCGGAAATTTG